CTTCTGGACAACATCTGGAAACGGTCTCTACGCACAAAATGTCACGACGGGGGCTAGCGTAATTTGTACGGCCTCTGGGTATTCTGGTTAAGGGAAGGGGCTCGCATGATGAAGAAGTTTGTGGTCCGGCGCCTGATCGCCGCCCTCGTCTTGCTGTGCGTTTTTACGCCCAAGATTTCCTATGCTGCATCCGGAACGATCTATGTCGACACCGGAGGGTCAGCCACCAACTCGGGAACTACTGATGCCAACACGGCCCCATATTCTGGGGCGGCGGCTGCGTGGACTACCGGGACAAATACGATAACGCTCGACACCAACACCAATCTCACAGGACTCTCGGTAGCTGGTGATCAAGCAATCTATCTCAACAATGCGACGAACAACTCCGGTCAAAACAAAATTTTCTGGATTACGGGAGTAACCGGTTGCACCGGATCGGGCTCCTGCTCGGTCACCACAAGCGGAGCCCCCGCTGCGCCGACGTGCTCTAGTTGCTCGGGATCGAGTTGGGCAATAGGTGGGCGCTATCTCTACCCGTCAGGTTCGGGAGCCATCGTTATCTTAGGCTCCGTTCGTCCGGGGGATACCGTCCAATTCAACAACGATCCAGCAGCGCGAACGGCGGCTTTCTGGACCGGGATCGTAAGCGGAGACCTGACCACCGGGCCGATACGCATTATCGGAAAACCGGGCGGCCCCCGCATCCTTCTCGATGTCGGTGCGAACAATGTGAATGTCATCAATGCGAGCGGCGTCAGTTACTACGTCATAAGCAATCTGGAATTGCGCCAATCCGGATCGAGTGGCGCGCTCATGACGGCATTCAATAACTGGAGCCAGATTAGCAATGTAAAGGTGAATCACCCTAGCGGTGGCGGAACGGGAGACGGAATCCAGCTAGCGGCGACGGCGCAGATACTTAACAGCGAGGTTGTCGGAGTCGGCGGAGATTGCGTACGCAACGGAACATTTGGTGGCCTTCTACTTGTTGCCAGCTACCTGCATGGCTGCGGCGGTGACGGCGTGGAAATGTCGTTCGCCAACTCCAGCACTACCATCCTCAACAGTACGATCGCGAACAACACGGGGCGAGGGATTTATCACTCATCAGGATCGAGCACCTCCACCATCGCGTTCACCATCACGGGTAGCACCGTCTACAACAACAGCGTAGGGCTTGAAGTAGTTGCCGGAGCTCAAGTAAATTCAAGCCTGTGGAACAGCATTTTTCAAAATAATGGTTCTGGCGCGAACGTCTCGCTACCATCGGGATCGGATGTCACGACGACAAATCATGGATGCAATGTGTTTTACGCATCTGCGGGGACCAACGTCGTCAATTTTACGCTCAATAGTTCGGAACTGACGACAAACCCACTTTTGGGGAACCCTGGCAGCGGAGATTTTTCCATTCCCTCTAATTCGCCGGCAGCTAATGCAGGATGTCCGGGTCCGGTTGGATCGGCTACGAGTTATTTGGATGCAGGATCGACTCAGAGGCAGCATGGCTCGGGTGTGAGGTTTATCGGGGGATGAAAAAACTTTTTCGGGCTTCGCTACTCTGCGCGATAGCAATATTTTTTTGTTCATGGTCGCAACATGCGGTCAATGTAATATCCCCGCCGGTTACCAATACATTCATCCCGCTCAAAACGGGCGGCGGCGGTCTGATCGTTGGAACCGATCTCTCGACGACGGGCGTTCGCTTTCTCCGCGCCGACGTTTTCGGCGGATATATCTGGACCGCCAACCTGGCCAACTGCGGCCCCCAGGCCGTAACCGGATGCTGGTACGACGTCATCAACTCGACGACGATGCCAGCAGCAAACTACGGCGTTCAGCCAACAACAGGAACCTCGCAAAAATTCCAGAGTCCTTCCAGTAACGGCGTCCTTGAAATAGCCGGGGCACCATCGGCGGCGACTGTTGCCTACATGAACTATGGCAACTTCGTCTATGTCTCGACGACGATCGACACAACGACGCCGAGCAGCATCCGATGGGTGAAGGCGAGCGAGAGCGGTTCTGGTTGGCCGCAGAGCGTCAACGACAACTCGAATGATCAGCCGCGTCGCCTCGGTGGCCGCCGCATGGCGGTTGACCCGAATAACCCGGATCACGTCATCGTAGGAACCTACGGGGACGGAATCTGGGAAACGAAGAACGGTCGAGCTGGTGCCGCGACCACCTGGACGCAAATCTCGACCGGCAGCATTCCGCTTGCGACCAACGGCTACAACATCGCATTCGATCCCGCTTCGGGGACGTCGGTTTGTGGAAGCGCTGTTTGTACGAATAAGATTTACATCTTCACGAACAACGGCGCTGGCGGGCTTTACGTTTCTGTAGATGCCGGAGCGACATATGCGGCGGCTCCCGCTGGAGGACCGACTACCGCGCAAGCGTTGATGGTTCACCCTACGAGTGGTGTCGTTTGGATCGTATCGGGAACGCCATCGGCGAGCGGTACGGTCTGGACTTATAGCGGTGGGGCAGCGGGTTCCTGGACAAGTAAGCTGTCCGGCAGCGGAAATTGCTGCCATTGGGTGGCGATCAATCCGGCCAACACGAACCATGTCGTCGTGCTCGGCAATAACGGCGCCATTCGCTCGTCATCGGATGGTGGCAGTTCGTTCACCGCAGAGCTTGCATTCACGCGAGCAGCCGGCGATGCGCCGTGGACGGCTCTCGCCAATGAAGCCTACATGACTGCAGGGGCCGTCGAGTTTGACCCGCTCAACAACGACCTTCTGATTTTCGGGGGAGGACAGGCGGTCTATTCGACGACGTTCCCTACCAGCAGTTTTGTGTGGACATCGATTTCTGACGGGACAGAAGGAAGCATCGGCTGGAACATCGCTGTTCCGGAGGCCAACAAGCCCGTCATCGGGCAGCAGGACAACGGCCTGTTCGCCTACAACACGATGGACAACCGCAATCTGAGTACGGTCTATCCAGGGCTCGCCGCGAGGACGCTGACCTTTGGTTCCGGTGTCGCAAATCCGCCGAACGATGGCGGGTTTCTGGTCGCCAAGATCAGCGATAATTTCAACGGAACACTAGATTGGTCCGGCTACTCGACTGATAGATTTGCGACTTTCATGCCTTTCGGGACTTGGGGTTCGCAAGTTCCGGCTACCAGCATTTCGAACAATGGATCTGGCGTTGTTCGCGTGACGACACCTGACGCCGCCAGCCTGACGACGTGGAGTGCGGGCACAGGCTCAATCGTCTGCTCGATCTCGACAGTAACGCCGTCTAGCAATTTAATCGGCGGCGGTGCCTGCTACACCGTCAACAAGATAAGTCCCACGCAGTTCGATCTCGTCGGCGCAACCTATAGCGCCGGCATGAGCACGACGGGCGGCAGCTACATCATGTGGTCTCCGGCACCGACGCAGATGTCGTCGTGGGGCGGAACGCTCAACGTGATTGATACCGCCAACAGCGGCGGAAAAATCCGCGTCTCATACATGTATCGGAACTTCGGGCTGCTCGCGAACGGAGAGCCGGTCTGCTTCTCAAGTGTGCTGGGCACCACTGAGGCAAACGGGTGCTGGATTGCTGAGAGCGTTGCAGGATCGGGGGCGTCTGGAGCGGTCACGCTCGGGCCAAGCTCCACCTTCTCGAACGCCTATACCGGAGGCGGAATTGGCGCGAAGTGGCGCGAGCCGGGAGGCTACATCGCCGCGGCGAGTCGCACCAATATCGCGATGGTGGCGGGCAACAGCTCGTACCCTATCTGCACGACGGACGGCGGGCAGTCGTGGACGCAGATGACTTACCCATCCGCCATACCACCAGCGCAAACTACCGTGGTCGGTGGCCCGTACTCGGCGGGCACCACGGTAATTCAGCTTGCCAGCACGTCGGGACTTTCCGCCGGAAGCGTCGTCCACATTCCGATGGACGACGGTCGAGACTATGTGAATACGCTCGCCTCGGTCAGTTCACCGAACGTCACTCTGAGCCTTGCGGTCCCGACAGGACGCAGCATTCCGAACGGTGCGGCCCTTTGGACTGCAACCGGCTGGGGCTTCGCAGCCTACCTAGCCACCCGACAAGTGGCTGCCGATTATGTCCAGCCGAATACGTTCTTCGCCGTCAACTACCCGACTGGCCTCTACAAGTGGACAGGTTGCGGGAGTCCATCAGGAACGCTAGTTCAAGTTGCGGCGACTGGATCGTGGCAGTCCAACGGGGGGTTCAACTCGAAAATCAAAACAGTGCCAGGAGAAAGCGGGCATCTGTTCTACACTTCTGGCCCTGTAGGGGCTTCGGCCAACAATCCAACACTCAACGCCGATCATCCGGCAGCAAGTGGTCTTTGGCGCGCGTGCAATGGCGATAGCAATAGCGCCGTGACATGGCAGCAGGTCAGTGGGTTTTCCGAACCGACTGGGTTCGGGTTTGGCCGAGCGAAGCCGGGGAACTCTTATCCCACGATTTATGTTCTTGGCTGGTACAACGGGGACTACGGGCTATGGAAGTCAACCGACGATGCGAACCACGGAAATTCTGGAGCATCGGCATCCTGCACTGGAGGAAACACCTGGACGAAGATGCCGACATGGCCATCCTATTCAGCGCTCGGCTTCAACGATATTGAGGGTGATCCCTTCGTTTATGGACAGGTTTATGGATCAAGCGGACGTGGCGTCTTTACGGGCATGTTCAATTTTCTGTTGAAGCGGGATATGGATCCGGCCTCGAACGATAACGATCCGATGTGGTTGGAGAAGGCGGCATGACGACGTTTATCCAAGAGCCAACGGAAGACGACGTATTCGAGGCGCTTCGGGCTTTTCTGCAGGACGTTCTTCCTCCACAAACTGCATCTCCTTTCGTCGGGCACGTTGTTGTCGTCGGCCAGGAAAATCGGGTATCGGAGCCGAGCGAGACCAATTACGTCGTGATGACTCCGCTTCGCATGCCGCGTCTGTCGACCAATTTCAACGAGCTCCAGGCCCTCGGTGCCGAGGCGAAGACAAGGCAGTCCGCCCAAGTCGTCATCCAGCTCGACGTTCACGGGCCAGAGTCTTTCAACAATTCGGCGCGGATCTCGACCATGTTCCGTGACAGCTACGCGGTCGAATTTTTTGAAAGCTACGATGACATCGCGCCGCTGTTTGCCGACGATCCACGCCAGGCACAATTCGTCAGCGGCGAAAAGCAGTATGAGGATCGATGGATTGTCGAGGCGAATTTACAGGTCAATTTCACGCTGACTCGCGTCACCGAATCTGCGCGAACGCTTGCTGTCGGCATTGTCGACGTCGAGACCAACCCCGCTAGCTGGCCCAACAGTACGGCCAGCGCCACCGGTTAACCCCCCAGAAGGATGCGCTAATCATGAGCACCGTCTCCATCACCAAAGTTGTCCGCATTACTCCGTCGGTGCTGGCCGCCGGCGGCAGCGATCTTGTGCTTGCCGGCCTGCTGCTGACCACCAATTGGCGCGTGCCGATCGGAACGGTGCTCACCCTCGGGAGCGCTCTTGCGGTCTCAAACTATTTCGGCGACGACACGATCGAAGCGCGCGCAGCCGCGAAGTATTTTGCCGGCTTCGACAACTCCAACAGGAAGCCCGGTAAGATTCTCTTCGCTCAGTACAACACGGAGGATGTCGGCGCGTATCTGCTTGGCGGCGATGTCTCGGCGTTGACGCTGGTGCAGTTGCAGGCGATTTCCGGATCTCTTTCGATCGTCCTGGATGGCATCACCAAGAGCGGAAACCCGAACCTTTCCGGTGCCACGTCTTTCTCCAATGCTGCGCAAATCATCGGCGCTGCGCTGGATGTGTACGGGCCCAACTCGGCATCCTTTACCGGCGCCATTTCCGGGACCACGCTCACCGCCTCCAGCGTCACCGGCGAGATTGACATCGGCGGGAAAGTCGCTGGATCTGGAGTGACGGCAGGCACCTACATCAAGTCGCAGCTCACGGGCACGCCGGGCGGTGCTGGCACGTATCAGGTGAGCGCGTCGCAAACCGTCGGCAGCGAGGCGATGACTTCGACGCTCGCTGGCGTGAGCTACGACAGCGTGGCCGGAGCTTTCAAAGTCATTTCGCCGACGGTGGGCGCGAGCTCTACCGCGGCGTTCGCCACCGGCACCATCGCGGCGAGCCTGAAGATGACGTTGGCAACTGGAGCGGTTTTGTCTCAGGGAGCTGCCGCCGTGACGACGCCGGCGGCGTTTATGAATGCCTTGGTGCAGGTGACCAGGGCATTCGCCAGCTTCATGCTGACCTTCAATCCTGATGCCGTCGACGAAAACAGCGAACGTCTCGCTTTCGCAACATGGAATGCGACGCAGAGCAACCGCTTCGTCTATGTTGCGATCGACAGTGACGCGGCGCCGACGGCCAGCGCTGATGCAACGAGCTGTCTATCGCGACTCATCCAGGACGCCAGCATTTCCGGAACGATCTGCAACTGGCAGCCGGAGCCGGATGACGCGCTGGATTTTGCCAACCTTTGTGCTTTTGTATGCGGAGCCATCGCGTCGATCGACTTTCGACAGACCAACGGTCGTGTGACGCTCGCCTTCCGATCACAGTCCGGAATGGCCGTGGGCGTAAGCGACGACACAGTGCACGACAATCTTCTGGCCAACGGCTACAATTTCTATGAAGTCTCGGCCGATGGAGATGAAGAATGGCGCTGGTACACCGATGGCTCGATCTCCGGGGATTTCTTGTGGGCTGATAGCTATGTCAACCAGATCGCTCTCAACAGTGCATTTACCCGCGATTTGGCGAACCTTCTGCAGAACGCCTACTCGATCCCATACAATGCGGCGGGCCGGGCATTGATCGAGGCAGCGCTCGCCGACACGATCGAGCAGTATCTCAATTTCGGCGCCTACCGCGCCGGGGTGGCGCTGTCAGGATCGCAGAAGGCGGCCGTCAACGACAGCGCGGACAAGGATGTTGCGAGCACCCTGACAAATCAGGGCTGGTATCTGGACATCGGCGTTGCGGCGCCGGAAGTGCGCGCTGCGCGCGGCTCGCCTCCCATGACGTTCTACTATGTCGACGGCCAGTCGGTGCAGCAGTTCGAAATGGCGTCGATCGTCCTGATCTGATTCCGTCTTCCTCCATTCAAGAAAAAGGGACTTCGCCATGGATATCACTTCGGCCAATGCAGTCATCATGCTGGCGGTGGCCGGCCTATTCGACATTCCTCAGCAGATCCAGCAATTCAGTGCTGACAACATTTACGGCGTCAACGTCCTGGCTGTCGCGGAAACCCAGATGGGCGTCGACGGCAACCTGACTGGCGGCGCCGTCTACAATCCGACGGAGCAAAGCTTTGACCTGATGGCGGATTCGCCGTCGGTGTTTTTCTTCGATCAGATCGCGCTTCGGCAGAAGGCGGATCTTACGCTGTACCGAATCCAGGGCACCACGATCTTGACGTCCGTCGGGTCGAAGTTCACGATGCGCCGCGGCATCCTTCGCGATTGGACGCCGATGCCCGAAGCCGGCCGGGTACTGAAAGCGCGGCGCGCAACGATCGTATGGGAGCGGGTTGTGCCCAACCCGAGCTAGATTTGGCAAGACGGAAGACACTGGTTTCCATCCCGGCGAACGCGACGAACAATCGCGACGCCGGGAAAGTTTTTGTCGTAACCGAAGTCGACGCAGTGCAGGCAGAAGAATGGGGACTGCGCGCGCTTATGGCTCTCGGCACCAGCGGGATCGTCATCCCCCAGGAAATGATGGGGCTCGGGGTTCTGGCTATTCCGCTTGTTGGCTATCAGGCCTTCATGGGAGCAAAAGAGGAATCTATTCTCCCACTATGGCGAGAAATGTTGCCGGCTTGCGTTTCGATCAAGCATTCTGAAATTATAACGCAGCCATTTGAGCGCTCGCAGGTCGAGGAAGTGTCGACGCTGCTCGAGCTTCGACAGGCCATTGTAGAGCTGCACACGGGTTTTACTTTGGCCGAGCTCACATCGAAATTAGCGGCGGTGAGCTCGGCGATGCAGAGGGCAAGCTCCTCGGTTACCCAAGAAGACCAATCACCAGCCGTGTGATTTCAATGCGGATGGCCACGCTGCACGAGTTGTCGACGGTCTACAGCTTGAAGGATTGTTTCGACATGCTCGACATCGTCGCGATCGACGCGCACAACCGGCGCGTTCTCAACCCGCCGAAGGCACCCTGATGCCGATGATCATTGACAGTTTCGTCGTTGAATTCGGTCTGGACCCGAGCAAGTTTACCAAAGGGCAACGCGAAGCTTACGAAGCTGCAAAGAAGTTCGAGGAGCAGCAGCTTTCTTCTGCAAAGAGAATTGAGCACAGCTCCAGCAAAGCAGCCGACGCGATCGGCATGTTGCGCACGTCGGCCCTGACCATGTTTGCCGCGTTCACCGGCGGCAAGGGTCTCCTGCAGTTCACCACCGGAATCGTGCAGAGTAATGCCGCGCTCGGGCGCCTGGAGCGCAACATTGGTGTGGCGGCCTCCACCATCAATGCTTGGCAGGGAGCGGCCAGGATCTTCGGCGGCGACGCGCAGGCGATGGCGCAGTCGTTCACAACGCTGTCTGACACGTTCGCCGGTTTCAAGATTGGCGCTGTGTCGCCGCTCATTTCCGAGCTACGCGCGGTGTCGGCCGCCGGCGGCAATATCATCGACGTCAACGACAGCATTGAAAACAGCTTCAAGAAGCTGTCCGCCAACCTGAAAGCAATCCACGATCGAGATCCGGCGACAGCCGGCCTGTTCGGGCGCCGCCTGGGAATTGACCCCGCATTCTACGATCTGCTCATCCAGGGCCCCGACAAGCTGGAGCGCATTCTCGACTATGTGAAGCGCATGGGCGTCGCTACGCGCGAAAGCACAGAACAGGCCGGCGAGCTCGCAAAGGCATGGAACGCTGTCAGTGTCGCGATCGAGGGCAAGGCGAGCAAGTTGCTTGCACAGAAGAGTGAGGGCGGCTTCAGCGTTGCGGGAGCGGTTGCGGATTTTCTGCAGACGGTAGCGAAGGATCTGTCTTCCGATCGGAAATGGGTGAACCCATTTTCTCAAACCAGTTTTGGCGAGCTGTGGGGCGCTCTAAAGCAGGGCATGACATGGACGTCGGCGAAATCGGGCGCGCTCGCTTCCACTTCTCCATCCTCGGGCTACACAGCTGGCGCCTTCTCTTCCCAGGCCGAAAAAGAGGCCTTCATTCGCGCGGAAGCGGCGAAGCGCGGCATCAATCCGAACGTGGCGATGGCCGTTGCGCGATCGGAAGGCTTCAACAACTTCCGCAGCACAATTCCGGGCGAGACATCCTACGGAGCCTTTCAGCTCAACGTATCGCCTGGTGGAAGCAAGGGGCATCTGGGAGATCAGTTTCGATCCAAGACCGGTCTTGATCCGGCTGACCCGAACAATGAGCGGGCCGGAATTCAATTCGCACTCGACGACGTGCAGAAGAACGGCTGGGCTGCCTTTCATGGCGCCAGGAACACGGGGATCGGTCGGTGGCAGGGCGTGCGTGATGGAAGCGCCGGCGGCAGCACGTCAACGACAGAAGTCCATATCGGCACCGTCAATGTGCAGGCGCCGAAGACTGCAGACCCCAATGAGTGGGCCGCCTCTTTTGAGAAGGCGGTGAAAAATCGCGCCTTTGCCGCACAGGCCAACGCGGGGCAGAACTGATGGCAATTCCGTTTGTGCCGATCGGGCCCGGCGTTCCGTCGCTGCCGTCGATCAACACGCTGATCGCGGCGGCCGACCTTGTTCTTTCCGATGTGCTGTCTCTATTCGGGGAAACGACAACTGAGTGGGGCCTATTTCTTGGCGGAGCTCCGGTTGTCGTCGCCGAATCTGTGGTGTCGTTTGAGTTTCGGCAGAACTATCGGATCTCCACCTTCGCCATCGAACCGAGCAATCAGCAAAGCGCTGGCGGCTTTGAGAGCTACAACAAGGTGCAGACGCCCTACGATGTCGTGCTGCGATTTGCCACCGGCGATACTGTGGCGGCTCGCCAGGAGCTGCTCGAGTCAGCGGCGGCCGCCTGCGCCTCTCTCGATCTCATGGATGCGGTTACGCCAGAGCAGGTTTACGAAAGCGTCAATCCAATTCGATTCGACTACCGGAGGACCGCCAGCAACGGTGTGGCACTCATCGTGGTCGATATGTTTTGCGAACAGGTTCGCACCACCGCATCCTCCAGCTTTACCAATGCGCAGCAATCCGGCACCGGCGCCAACGCCAGCAATAACGCCATCACTCAGTCTGGGGATTCGTTCGACTCTCGCTTTTCTGCCGCGATCGTCAATCCAATCTCTCCATCGGCATCTCCTACGGTGAGCAACGGCACGGTGCAGTCGTCCGCAGTTACAGCCGCACAAAATGCGGCCGTGCAGAGTGTTCTTGCGAAATCCATGCTGCCGTTCTAGGGGTGGAAGATGGCGCAGCTCATCCCGTTGTCGGCATTGCCGAACCAAATCGAAGCTGTTGCCCTAGGTGGGCAAAGCTGCATCCTGTCGGTCAACCAGCGATCGAATGGTCTCTACATCGACGTCTATGTCGGCGGCAGCCCGATCATCCTTGGCGTTCTCTGTGAGAATGAAAATCGCATCGTCCGAAATACCTATCTCGGATTTCTTGGCGATTTTTTCTTTTTCGACACGCGCGGCACCGACGATCCTGATTACACGGGTCTCGGCGATCGGTTTCAGCTGATCTACATCGAGGAGACCGAGCTCGAGGAGCGCCGCAATGCTTGAGCGGCGCGCACTCGGCGTGTCGATTCAGCTGTCCCAGGACCGCAGCCCGTCACCCATGGCAACGCAGCCGACTTCTTTCGCTGAAGGCGGCAACAAGGTCACGTTGCCGGCAGGCTTGCGCATGACGGCCGATATACAGAACGCCGGCGGCTTGTCCGATGGCACGCTCGAGCTTTCCATTTGGGGAATGACTCGGTCGCTCATGAACCAGCTGGCGACACTCGGCATCCAGATCAATTTTCTGCCCAAGAATTCGATCACGCTGACAGCTGGAATTGCGGGCAAGATGTCGACGGCTTTTGTCGGCTACATCACTTCCGCAGAAGCTGACTTTAATGCCATGCCGGAGCCGTGCTTCCATATCACGGCACACACGCTCGGCGCCTTTGCGGCGGCTCCGGCTGAGGCTACGAGCTATCAGGGTTCGGCAAGCGTTGCAGAAATCATGTCAAATTTTGCAACCAAGATGGGGTTGAGGTTCGAAAATTCAGGCGTCGATGTCACGCTGAAAAATCCGGTATTTACCGGGTCGCTGCGCGATCAGGCGCGAAGGTGCATTCAGAGCTCCGGCGTTCTTTGGAACAATGGAGAAGGTGGTGTCATCGCGATATGGCCGCGCACCGGCTCGCGCGGTGGTCTCATTCCACTGCTTGCTCCGCCGCCGAAGGGAAGCATGATCGGGTTTCCGCGCTACAATGCCTATGGCGTGATGGTGCGAAATCTCTACGATCCAACGATTGGTTTTGGCCAAAAAATTAAAGTCGAAAGTTCCGTGCTGACACCGGGCGAATATGTGGTCTACGGTCTTTCGCATCGTCTTGCGTGCGAGTTTCCTGGTGGTCCATGGGACACCAATGTCCTCGGCTATAATCCGAAACTTCCAACACCGCCGGTGCGATAGATGGCAGAGGGTGACGGCTACGGCCAGCAGCGACCGGAAACGGCGGCGAGCGAGTACAACGCCATCAGCTTCATCGTCGAGCGCATGCTAGCGCAGTTGTCGACGGTAAAGATCGTCAAGGTGGTATCCGTCGACACCGATGCCAAAATCGTATCCGTTCTTCCGCTTGTCGAGCAGATGGACGGCAGTGGCCAGGTAACCCCGCAAGGACAAATCTATGGGGTGCCATACATGGCGTTGCGCTATGGCAGCAACGCCGTTCTTGCGGATCCGGCCGTCGATGACATCGGGTTGCTACTGTGCGCCGATCGCGACATCTCTTCAGTGAAGGAAACCAAGAAGGCAGGCCCTCCGGGCTCGCAGCGCATGTTCGACCAGGCGGACGGAGTCTATCTGGGAGGCGTGCTCAATGCCACCGATCCAGAGCAGTATGTGAAGTTCACCGACACCGGGATGGAACTGCACGACAAGAACAGCAATGCGCTTGTCTCGAGCTCGACCGGCTGGCTGTTCACCGGTAAGGTCACCTTTCAGCAGGATGTTGTCATGCAAGCTGGCTTGGGCCTGCAGGGTGCTATCACTGATGACGGCGGCGGCACCTATACCGGCAACTTCACGACCACGGGCGAAGTCACCGCCGGCAACATTGGTCTGAAGGCGCACCATCATACATCACAGGGCGCATTCGCAGTAACGACGGTGGCGCAGCCATGAAAACACTTTTGCTCGGCGTCAACACCTGGGATTTGCTGCTCGACATTTCTGGCAACATCGCGGTGGCATCCGAGCCGTACTCTCAGGCACAGGATGCCGCAAGCGCGTGTCGCACCTTCAGCGACAGCAGGTCGAACGGCACCGGCGAGTGCTGGTACAATTCAAATCTAGGAGTGGGCTATAAATCCATGCTCGGCCGCGCGCCGAACATTCCACTCCTGAAAGCAAAGATGGCGAGCCAGGCGCTGTTGGTGCCGGGTGTCGCCAACGCCAAGGTATTCATCACCGGAATTGCCGATCGCCGCGTGACGGGACAGATCCAGGTCACGAACGACGACGGCCAAACCTCAGTGGCGGCGGTCTAGCATGACAGTGAAGACAAACGTCCCAGGCCTCACCTTCACCGATCGAGGGTTTGCTGCGCCGACAGAGCAGGAAGTGCTCTCCGGCGTGCAGGCCGACATCAACGAGGCCTTCGGTGGCAACGTAAATCCAGCCCTCAATACGCCACAGGGACAGCTGGCGAGCTCGCTGACGGCAGTCATCGGCGAGGTGAATGCACAGGTCATAAACCTGTTCAACCAATTCGATCCGGCCTACGCCTCCGGCCGCGCGCAGGATGCGGTCGCCAGGCTGTACTTCCTCTCGCGCACGCCGGCGCTCCCCACGGTGGTTTCGGCCCTGTGCACCGGCGGCGAAGGAACCGTGATCCCGGTGGGATCGATCGCCAAGGCAACCGACGGCCAGCTTTACACGTCGACAGAGGAGGGGGTTATTGGGGCAGGCGGAACGGTCACCATTTCCTTCTCGTGCAACACCTACGGGCCTATCCCATGCCCGGCCGGAACCCTGACGAAGATTTTCCGGGCAATCCCGGGCTGGGACTCGATCATAAACCCGACCGACGGCGTCCTTGGGAGGGACACTGAGAGCCGTGCGCAGTTTGAGGAACGTCGGGCCGCCTCTGTTGCCAAAAACGCTGTAGGGTCTCTTAATGCGGTCCAAGGGGCGGTTCTGGAGGTTGCCGACGTTCTCGACGCCTATGTCACCGAAAACACCACCAATTCTCCCGTCACTATCAGGGGTGTTTCGGTAGGGGCCAAGTCGCTCTATGTGTCGGCGGTCGGCGGAACCGACGCAGATGTGGCCGCGGCCATATGGTCGAAAAAGGCCCCGGGCTGCGATTATACGGGGAACACCACGGTCAATGTAGAGGACACGGCTGGTGTCTATTCTCCTCCGCTGCCGACCTATCCGGTGACTTTCAACAGGCCAACCTCTCTTCCGGTCCTCTTTGCGATCATCCTGCAGAACAATGCGCAGATCCCGGTGAACGCCGCGGCGCAGATCCAGGCGGCCATCATCGCAGCCTTTGCCGGCGCCGACGGTGGCACGCGCGCCAGGATAGGCTCGAACATTCTGGCAAGTCGCTACTACGCATCGGTATCCGCCCTCGGCGAGTGGGCACAGGTTCTCACGATCACATTGGGATCGACAAACGCACCAAACGCTTCCTTCACGGGAGCAATCGCTGGATCCACGCTGACGGTCAGCGGCGTGTCGGGAACGATCGCCATCGGTCAGACCGTGCAAGCGGATGACGGCTCGGTGCCGGCTGGCACCATAATCACTGCCGGCGCCGGACTGAGCTGGACGATCAACAAGACACTCACGATAAGCTCGCGTGCGATGAAGAGCATTTTGCCGGACGATACCTCGGTGTCGGTGAATGCCGACCAGGTGCCGACCATCAACGCCGAAAATATTGCAGTGAGCACCACATGAGCGGTCCGGACCCGTTTGAACAACCGACGCCGGAAGACAATGCGATCGGCAATTTCATTATCGGCGTATCGAGGATCGGAGACATTCCGTCGTTCAATGTCTGGAAGACGATCATTTCGCAGTACGCGAATTCTCCAATCCTCACTCGCCTCATCGAAAACTGCTTTGCCTATCTCGATCAGACGCTGAATTTTCAGAGCTTCTTCGATCTGGTCATGAACATCGACACGGCGCAGGGATATGGCCTTAATGTCTGGGGGCGGCGGCTCAATGTTGGTCGAACCCTCACCGTATCCGGAGATCAGCCGTATCTGGGATTTCAGGAAGCCGGGCAGGAAGCGCAGCCGTTCAACCAGGCACCGTTCTATTCCGGCCAACAGATCGGCTCGAATTTCATTTTGACCGATAGCGCCTACCGCGTACTACTGCTGGCCAAGGCAGCTGCAAATATCTGCGACGGTTCAATCCCATCCATCAACGCGATCCTCATGACGCTTTTTCCAAATCGCGGAAATGCGTATGTGATCGACGGCTTGGACATGACCATGACGTTCAAGTTTGAGTTTGCGTTGACTCCGGTGGAGCTTGCCATCGTTTCTCAGTCCGGCGTGCTTCCGGTGTCCACCGGCGTTTCATACACCATCGATTCCGTGCAATAGAGGCGATCATGCAGCGCGCAGACATTCCGCTTCGCTTTTCCAAAATCTGGGGCGTCAATGCCGCCGGCGCGTATATCCGCACGGTGCCGGTTGATTCCCAGATTGGAATCCAGGATGGCGCAGCTTCGTTCGATACGGGCTTTGTGCCTGACAACTTTACGCCAGTGTCGGCCGGGGGCGTTCCGCCGTTCGGGCAGGACTTCAACGGAATATTGAAGGTCGTCACTGCATGGGAGCAATGGCTTCAGGCAGGCGGCGTAATCCCGTTCGATGCGACTTTCGCCGGCGAAGTCGGGGGATATCCTGAAGGGGCTATCGTCGCTTCGGATATTGTGCTCGGCGCTCAGTGGTACTCCACCGTCGACAACAATGCGACAGATCCTGATGATCCTCTGACATCGAGCGGTTGGACTAGAGTGGGTATTCCAGCCGGAACCCTGGTGCCATTTCTGTCAGCGGTGCCGACGGGATACGTTCACGCGCGCGGGGATTGGACTCTCGGAAATGGATCGTCGGGCGCCAATTATGCGGATGCCGACGCGCTCTTTCTTTTTGCCGCCAACTGGCCGAATTCACAGCTTGCGATCTATACCAGCGGCGGCATTGCAACGACGCGCGGCGCGAACGCAGTGGCCGACTTCGTCGCCGGCAAGCGGCTGCAGCTCCCGGAGGGGCGCGGCACCGGCCTGATCGGCGTCGACGCGGGAAGCTCGAGCAATTTGTCCGGCGTTCCGGTCACGTCCGGCAATGCCACCACGCCGGGGTCGACGCTCGGCGAGAATCTGCATCCGCTCGTCGGCAGCGAGAACGGGCCCCACATCCACCCCAATTCTCTTACCGACCCGGGGCATGTGCATGGGGTTTCCGGCGGAAATATCGGCGGCTCCAACCACGCCTTGACTGGCACTGGAGGCGGATCGGACAGCCCAATCAGCTATGCCAGCATCAACATCGTCTCCAGCACTACTGACATAAGCATCAACAACGCTTCATCAGGCTCCGGCACGGCCCATAACACCGTGCAGCGCAGTCTCGGCGTAAATTGGGGGCAGAAACTATGACGGCAAAAATCAAAAAATCGGTCCTCGAATCCAATGCCGCGTTCGATCTTCTCGTGGCCGAGCATGCAGGCGCGCTTCGACATTGGCGCGACCATCACGCCGCGTTGCAAAAACAACAAGCCGACATCGCTGCCGGCAAAGTCATTGCTCCGGTCGACAGATTTCAACCCTTCAATCGGCCCCGCGCGTCGGATCAGATTGAGGCCGCGATCAACGAAAATTTTGAAGTCGATTATGAAGTGATCGACGATAGCGCCGACATGCTAGAGTCGCGAAAGCGCGAACTGATCGCGCGCATCCTGAAGCTGGAAGGCGAGGCGCTTGCGTCAATTATTCCTCCCGGCAAGCAGCGCTTCATGATTCTGCGGGAAACAAAAATTCAGGAATCCGATGCAGCGAGAGGGGCGGCGCTGGCGCAAGGTTCCAAGCCTGGATTTTTCAAGCGTATGTTTGGTGAGGGCGAAGTCGATATTCAAACCGCCATTGTCGAAAGTCGCCCAGCAGAAGACGCCAAGTTCCTGGGTGAAATGCAGGAAGCTCGCCGGCGTGCAAGAGAGATCGAATTCATGGCAGCGGAAGCCATGTCTGATGTCGAAGATCTCACAACCGAAACTATCGGTCAGTGGAAAGAGCCTGACTTCAGCGGAGTCTAAAACATCATGTCGAAAAAGATTGTTGGCGCGATAGCGCTCGCGTTTGCGCTGTCGTCATCTGTCGCTATTGCGCAGACGAATCCGGGTCTGACACAAGGTCAGAAGCTGACGCCAGCGCAATGGAACAATCTGTTCGCCAGCAAGCAGGACACTCTCGGCTATGTGCCGATGAATTCCGCTGGCGGCGTGTTCTCCGGACGTGTCGTCACTGCCGCGCCTGGCGCATCGACCGCCGGCTTCAATCTCATCCCCGGCACGGCACCGGGCTCGCCGGCTAACGGTGATTTGTGGGCAACATCGAGCAGTCTTTTTGCGCGCATCAACGGTGCCACCTACGACTTGATCGGAGCCACAGCCGTTTCGATGACGGTCGGCACGACTACCGTTCTGTCCGGTACGGACAAGGGACTTCTCTACAACAACGCCGGTGTCCTCGGTAACCTTGCCACCGTCAACAACGGCGTGCTGGTCACCAACGGCAGCGGCACGCCGTCGATCTCGACCACGCTACCCAACGGGCTGGCGCTCGGTTCGCCGGCCTCGATCGGCACGCTACCCGCCTTTACGCTGGGCGGCACGATCTCGGGCGGCGGAAACCAGATCAATAACGTCATCATCGGCTCGACGAGTCCGCTCGCCGGCAGCTTCACCACGCTCGGCTATTCCGCGACGCTGACCGGCACGTCGACGAACTCGGCTTGCGCCGCGATCGGCCGCCAGGGCGCGACGAGCCCGGCTTTCCAAGTCGACTGCGCCACGGCATCGCAGGCCACGGGCATCAAGGTCACCGGCGCCGCCGCCGGTGCCGGTGTCGCCGTCGCTGCGATCTCCTCCGGCACTAACGAAAACCTCGGCATCGATGCCAAGGGCAGCGGCACCGTCACGCTGGGCGGCTCCTCGACCGGTGGAATCGTTCTGGCGCGGCCGACGACGTTCGGCGTGGCCGGCTCGATCAATGGCTCGGCGACCTTCGCCAACACGACGTCGGGCGGCGTCACGGTGGCTCCGCCAGCCGGCGCGCTCGGGTCCGTGACGAACACGCTTCAGGCTGCGACGGACACCTTCGTCTACCGCGCCACGACGGATACACTGACGAACAAGACGCTGACAGCGTCCAGCAACGTGCTCGGCGGCATCACCATGACGCTGGGCTCGGATGCGACCGGCGATCTCTACTACCGAAACTCCAGCGGTCAGCTCGCCCGGCTCGGAATCGGAATGAACGGGCAGGTGCTGCAGGTTAACACGGGGCTACCGTCCTGGCAGGCGGGCAGCTCGGCCGGCTCCATCACACAGGGATCCACAACGATTGGAGGAACCTGTTCAAACGGACAATATCTCTTTAACAATTCCAGCGTGCTAGGCTGCCAAAATCAGGCATCGTCGTTGACGGCCGGAGCCGGCATATCACTGTCCGGCACGACGAACGTCACGATCTCGCAGTCGCTGACCAACGCAGTCACCCAAACTTCGCCGACCAACCCCACCGGAACGGTCAGCAACACTGCCGTCATGATGGGAATCGGAAACGCTTGCACGATTACGCCAGTGTATTCCGGTAGGGTCCGCGTCATCATCACGGGTTATTGGCTGGCCGCCGCTGTCACAACCGCTCGAACCCAGGTAAAGCACAACACCGGATCGGCTCCAGTTAATGGGGCCGCCGACCAAGGAAGTGCCCTTGGAAGCATTGTAGGCGCTACGCTCGCAGCAGCGAATTACGAGACCGCTTTCTCTATTGGAGGCATCGTAACCGGGCTTTCGATCGGAGTAGCGCGCTGGTTCGATGCAACCATGCTTTCCTCGTCTGGAAATTCTGTTTCTCCCATGAGTGTAACCTGCACACTCGAAGAATTTTGAGGGAAGGTCGAAATGGTTATCAATCGAAAAAAGTTCTTCGATGGGATACGTCAGCAGCCGTTCGACGGCAAGCTGAACGCCAACCAGGTCGCGGGTTGCAACGGCATCCTCGATG